GGCTCTTGGCCTTCATCAGTGTCTAAATATTCACCTGTTGTCATGTTTTCTTCACCATCCGTTAATTCAAGGTTGGCCCCTTCATCTCCCATCGCTTTAGGGTTAGGGGATTTCACTACTTCTTCACCTTTAATTTCTTTAAGGAGAGAATTCAGTTCTTCTAGTGCTTTTGTTACATCTGTCATGTTATCACCATTATCTTGTTTGAGTATATCGAATTTTGCTTCTGGATTAATGCCTTTTTCACAAATAGTTACTTCATGCAATTCCAATTTACTAATTTCGTTAAACGCTCCAAGTTCTTCATTCGTTCTTTTTCGTTTTTCAAGTGCTTGACCTCCAATACTAAACGAACGAAGTGTACCTTTTCTAATATCTCGACTAACTTCTTTAGCCTTTTCAATATCATCTCTTAATTTAATTACAACGAAAAATCCAACATCATCAACATCAGTTTTCCATAAACGTCCTGTGGAATCACGGTGTTCTTTAACAACTTCTCCAACTTGAACATTAGAATGATTACTCATAACATTAGTAAATCTAGGCGCTTTCATGAACTTTTTAACAGCATCATTTAAAGCATCGAGAGTAATTAAATCGTTTTGCTTATCAACAATTTCAATAGACGCATACCCACCAATATACAAATCGTCAGATTTAATTATTTGAAAATCAGAATTGACATTCGGTTTAATTGTTGCATTTAGTCGCAGCGATGCGCTCGCCATGAATCACCATCTCCAATTGACTACTTAAAGGAAAACCTAATCGAGCGTATCAAAGGACAAATCCTTGTTCTTGTCCTCTCTAATATCCCATATTCCATCATCTGTGCTTGATTCTACGGGTTCTTTGACAAAACTCGAAAATGCTATCCATTGTTTTTGGCCTTTCATTTCTATAACCCTCAAATGCAATTTAGTATCAAATTTCTTACCTTTTAGAATGTATTCGTGATAACCATGCCTTTGCACACCTAACTCTACATCACCCTCATCAATTAATTTTTCCTTTGAAACAGTTTCTTGGACTCTAGCAGGATATTTACCTGCTTTTCCAAATAAGTCGAATACATTATCAATCGAATCAATCTGAATTTCCCAACCAATAGTTTCTTCTCCTAAATGGAAAGTTAAATTAAGATTACTGTCTTTTCTAAGATATACTTTAAAATCACCGTTTCTGTATTCTTCAGGGGTTTTATATTCTTTCACAATAACCCCTTCGTTTACTTTAAAATCTTCTTCTAATAACTGATTATTATCAATTGTGGAAAAATTAGCATTCCCTATAGAAATAATATCATTAAATTTATTTTTCATATCTTTTGCAAATTTTCTAATGTCGCCACTATACAAATCATCAAACAGTTTTTTCAACTCTTTTCTTTTTTGTATTTCTTCTATAATACTTTCTAATTCCATATTATTATCATTATCTCTAATTATTTGAATAATCCCTGCTCTTAAATGGCCGGTTTTAGCCTTAAGTAATTCAGTAATTTCTTCTTTAACAACGTCTAAATCAAGTAATGCGTTTTTAGCCATCAAATTATTATCTGTGAAACCGTAAATTGTAAACCCATCCATATCGTGTTTAAGTATAATTTCCGCTTCACCATGAATTTCATCAGTAATAGAATACCCCTTTTCTAATGCTTTAGCCTTATACTTTTTAGCGTCTTTTTCCCCAGCAAGTAATTCTAATGTAATTAATTTATCAGGAGTCTCAACTTCAGGAATTTCAATAACCTTTGCAGTAAATACTCTATATTGACCCTTTCTATTCCTCTTAACTTCATCAACTTTAACACGAACAATGCTACCAACTTCGACATCAATCTTAGTATTAAGAGCCTTCCCGACATTTAAATAATATCTATCATTTACTTTTTCAGATTGTAAATTGCGGGCCTCTTCAATAGTTAGTGGACCAGCACCAAGAGTGTAAGAATTTAATTTAGATTTTGTAGTTTTCTTATCTAATACTACAAGGTCTAAGTCTACAAATTTCTTCCATTTAATCCATTTGGGATTCTTTTTGGCACCTTTAATATATGTAGAAGTAAGGTCTTTAATCACAACACCTTCAGATGTTGGAATTTTCATAATCTCTTTACCATATTTTTCTATATCTTTCAAACTATCAGCAATTCTAGTATCTTTCTTAGATGGGAATTGTAGTTTTTCATCAGAATGAATTGAGTAGTTTTGGAATAAAATATTAATTCGGTCATGTAATATAGAATCTGCCAAATCCCTATCATTATGGCGCATAATATCAAAAACATGAATCTTTAATTCACCATCTGTCTTTTTATCTTTAAACACATGAGCAATTACTTGTGCGCGATGAAGTGGTTTTTCCTTAGTCGCTAACATTAACTCCCCATCTAAAATACATTCCCCGAATTTCTTTTCTTCGAGAATTTTAACTTGTTCCGGACATTTGTCTGTAATATCATTACCATTGAATGAGTAAATTTTAACCTTATCATCAATTTTATGCAATTGTATTCGCATACCATCATATTTCTCTTGGACTAACCAATCACCAGTAAATCCCTTCAATTCATTAATATCCTCAACATCAAAAATTCTATACATTGGTTTATTAGGAACAAGGAAGTTAATATCCTTTTCTTTCTTTTCTGCCTTCTCTATATCGAGGCCGAGCAAATCATCCCACTCGGATTTGGAATAGAAACGTGTGTATAAATCCCTAAATAGGGACATAGACCCCTTAACTTTTGCTTTAACCCCTTGACTATTTTTCTCATCACCATAATGCTCAGTAATGAACGGCACTATCGCCTTCTCATGTAGGTCAAGACCCTCATACCCATCGGTTATTTTATCACCTTCGGGCAGGTATTCCTCCCAAAACTCTCTAGGAAGTGCGTTTCTGTCACTTCTGATTGCCCAATGGATAAATAGAGCAAGTTGCGCTTTATTCTCCAATAACTCCTCAAGAACGTCTTTTCCGAACTTTTTACTAAACGGGTCTTTAACATAATCACTATCGTATCTTAGTGTTTTAAGTCCATTATAGATACTTTGAGCGGTTGATGATGATGGGTCTTTAGCCTCATTACTTTGTAATTCTTTTTCTTCGATAACAGTCTTTAATTGCCTGCTAAGTTCGTCAATATCTGAATTAATATTTATTAACTTGTCAACAGTTTTTTGCCAGTCTTTACTATATTCTTTTGGCTGTTGTCTAGCCGAAAGATAAGATGCTCTAACTTCCTCGAAAATACTTTGAATCCTCCTTGAAAGAGGATTCTTTTCCTTTGACAATTTAAGACCGCTTAGTGGCATTTTAATCACCTACATTTATTCTATGTTAAAATACTTTCTCATAGCATCCTTAAGTTCTTCCATAACACTTTCAAAAGCAACCTTTCTTACATCATTAGTTACCCATGTTAGCATATCATATTCCTTTTCGTGCATCATATTAAATATATCAGGGACTATTACTTTACCAAAACCCTGAGCATATTGTCTAGCAGTATCTCCATTTGAAACTACAACATCATCTAAATCTTTCAATTCTTCTTTTGTGTAAGTTCTATCGTTTGGATTTGTTGCGCCCACCGAAGCGTGTGCATATTCTTCTTTTGGTTTAGAACACAGTATATCTTCCCAACTCATTGTAATCACATTCCTTCAGGGAACATTTCTACAATATGCTTTAATGATTTTAACTCAGGTTGTTTACGCTTAAGTTCAAATTTTAACATTTTTAACTCATTTTGATAACGCTGATATTTTTCAGGATTTGCTGCGGATTCTCTTAAAATACCTTCAGCGGCAGTTAAAACTCTTCCTAGTTCACCGCCCCAGTTATCCCCATCCATATTCTTTTTTAAATCATCTAACTGTGCTTGAATAGATTCAATTGTAATAGATTTAACTGTCCCATCTGTGACGTAAATCTTTTCAGGAACCCCTTTACTTCCGTCCATAGGTGTAGTTCGACTTAAGGTTTTAATCTCAGGAACTTTTTCTGCCTTTGGTCGTGTAATTTTAACTTCTTCTCCACCAGCAGGTTCACAATTATGTTCTTCTGTTGCAGATTCCAATTGAAGTTCACTTTCTTCTTCAGCACTATGGACATTATTAAATGCATCAACTTGAATCTCTTTTAACTTTTTCAAAATTTGGTCGGTATTCATATTGTTCCGCCTCCTAATTTAGTAACCAATGTGTTAATTTCATCCCAACTCATTTTGGCAATAGACTTAGAATCTGGAATAATTCCATCTCCGCCACCAATCATACTAGGTGTTGGACTATCAACCTTTACAAGCCCGGCTTTCATCAATACGTTATCATTATGATAAACAGTTTCTTCTAACTTTTGGATTTTCTCCACTAACAATTTCAGAACTTCTAGTGTTTCATTTGTTTCACTCATTTATAATCAACCTCCACTACAAATTTTGCAATTTTTAGTAGTTTGTTCCAACCTTCTTCATCTTGATTATCAAAATGGTCAAGCAGTAATTCAATATGTTTACGCAACTCTTTGTTTGCTTTCGCATAATCCATTTTACTCATTTCTTTCTCAACCCCTTACTTTTAGGATAAATAATTTCACGAAGTTCTCTATAAATTTCTTCGTAAGATTTTCTGAGTTTGGCGGCTAAAGCAACAACATCAACATTCTTTTCTGTCATGCTTTTCATTTTCTTTTGCATTTTTTTGTCACCTTTAACCAATTCTAATGCTTGCATTAAGTCAATCAATTCCCCCATTTTTGTGAAGTCTTGACCGAAATATTCTGAAGGTTCTGCTGATTCTAGAACCTTCTTAAGTTTCTTTTTTTCTTTTTGTGATAGACTAGCCAATGCTGGACTATCTTCTTTTATTACTTCAAACCATGTCATTCTTCTTCCTCCTGGAAATTGGGCCAATCTAATTCTTCGGTTTTATCTTTATCCAATGGTTTAGGTTTAGCCTTTGATTGTCTTGTTGGTGTTTTGCCTGTATCTGCTGCTCTTGTTGCTGCTGTGCCATACTTGGCTTCTCTTTCTTTTAATTTTCTTCTCGCTTCTTCTTCTAATTTAGCGCCGGTCATCTGTGCTTCTAATTCTTTTTGCTTATGTTCAGCGTAAGTTTGTGGTTCTTTTTCTCTAAAGGCCTCTCTAAGTTCTCTCATTGAAGCATCTGGATTTTCTTTTCTTTGTTCTGCAATATATTGTTCTTGACGTTGTTTTTGTTGAGCATCCCAAAGCATTTCTTCCATATGGGTATCACCTTCAGCAACTTGGCCTAAATTTTCTAATAACCTATTTCTCTCTTCTTTACTACCCTGTAAATCAGATAAATCCACATTTTCCATTCCTGCTGCGGCTTCTGCACTTTCAACCATTTGACGCTCATATGATTCCATAGCATCTTCTTCATCTGTTCTATCAAAATCATCATCAGTATCTTGTTCAATAACTTGTCTAACTCTATCTGCCGCTGCGTCAGCAAATTCACCCTGATTTATTTCAATTCCTCTTTCTTCAGCAGTTAATCCCATCTCTGTTTTACCTTCTTTTCTCCAAGTAGCCGGACCAACAATATCAGTTCTTCTGTCCCATAAATGTGGATATCTATTTATATCTACCAAATCAACATTTTCTGCACTATGTCTGACTATTCTCTTTCTAGCCACATCTATTTGCTCTTGAGTTAGCATAGTCCTATACCCCTTTTCTCTTTGTTTTTCAGCATCCATAGTTAATTTTACATAAGGATATATGATATTAAGAATTCTAATAAGGGCATTCACATTTGGACTACCATCCGGCTTTCTATATCTATTTTTAATAGTAACTGTTAGTGTATCACCCGCTACTTTATGCCCTGTTTTAGTTTTAGCATAACCACCTCTTTTAGTTTCTGTTGGTTGTCTTTCAGAAATTTTATCCCGATGAAGAAACCCTTTACCTTTTTTCCATTCTTGTTGATATGGTTCTTCGTGAACAGTTCTAGGTTTATCAAGTAATCTTCCTTCCCAATCTGCCGTATCTGGTATTGTCACTTCATACTCTAATAAATTTTTAGCCATAGCAATATACAATTCCCACTCTTTTTTATTATTTTCGGCAATTTCTCCGAGTCTCAATTTTCTATTTCGTTTTGGCTTTTCTGTCTTCTTACGACGTTTAATATCTTTACCTTGTTTTTGGGCTTCGACTCTTGCTAACCTTTGTAATTTCTTTAATTGTTGATTAGCCATTTTACCAAAATTTTCTTTGTAATAAGATTCTAAGTCTTTCAAATATTGCTTAAATTGTTTCTTAGCAGTAATAGCACTACGTGGTAGTTGTGGCCCCAAATCATCTATCATATTTTTAATCGCATAATACAAAATTAAAATCTGAACGTAATCTTTTTCTGAAGGTTTTTCTTTCTTAGTATGTTGTATAATTAATTTAACATCTTCTATTAATTCAATTAAAATCTCTTCGGGAACTTGTTTAAACTCATCCCCAGAAATGCTTTCTTGCATCATTCTTGCTTCATCATGCATTTCCATTAATACTTCAAACATCTTATCAGTAGTTTTAGGGTCAGGGTCAGCATCCTCAAGAGTCGGTAAATGTGCTTGAATAGATTCTAAAATAGTAGTAGCGTCACTTAATTCTTCGGGACTCAATTCATTACTACTTATTGCTTCATCAAATAGATTACCTAATTGTGCTAATGTTTTAAATCTAGTCTTTTCTGAAACGAATTTACCATCCTTCTTTTCGCTCGCTAAACCGAAACTACTATTATTTGTTGGAACAGATGGTTCATCAAACATAGACAAGACTTCAGGACTCAAACCACTAAAGAAAGATTTTAAATTTTCATCAATACCTTTTCCTTCTTTTCCTAAAACATGTATAAATGCTGGAGACCAATCTTGCCAATCTTTCATATTTTTGAGTGAAGTATCTTTTTCCACTCCTTTTTTTCTACCCCCAGCGATTCTATTTGAATCCCTCATAAATTTTCTTTCTGTATCATCCCTAGCATTTGTAATTTCTTCTTCAGTATAAAGCGTTCTGTCTGCTGCTGATGTTCCTATTTGTTTTACCGCATCTCCTTCTAAAGCAAACAACATAGTTTTTAATTGAGGATTTAATTCTAAAACATTTTTATGAAACGCTTCAGTATCAATATTGGAATCATTTATTAATTTTTCTATGTCACTATCTTTTTCAAAAACTAAGTTTCCGCCAACTAATACTTTATTTGTGGAAGGAGGGTTCCCAATTTTCTTATCCACCATTTCTCCGCCTTTTAAAGACACGCCTTTAATTTCACCTTTAAGCCCACCTTTCCCTTTCCTCTCTTCTCTCAGTTTCCAAATCCACGTCTTTAATTTTGTGATTTTACTTTTCTTCCTGCGATTTAGTTTACCATCAGATTCTTTAAATTCTAATTTAACTTGTTCTTCATCAACTGGATTCATTTCGCCAGTTTTGGAATCGTATTTATGTAATTTACCTTTTAAATCTCTAGCATATGTTTTTAACGACCAATGGCCTGGAATATTTCTAAAAGGGTTTTTATAAGTTGTTGTTCTTTTGGAAGCATCTGCTACGGAAACCATATTACCTTCTTCATCCTTTACATCCTTTGAAAATTCTAAATCCCCAGTTAATTCTTCCCAATCAGTATCTAAAATGTTCCACCAATCACGTTGTTTCCAAGAAAAATCGGGTTTAGTGCTAACATATAAAGAGTTAATCCATTGCTCATAAGTAAATCCTACCAATTTAAACGCAGCATCGTAAAATCGAACAACTTTTTGAGGTGGCTTTTTTACGGTCATCACCTGTTCATATCCACGTTCAGTAGAACTTCTCCCAGTTCTAACAAATTCTAATTTTTGTCTAGAACTATCTATCTTACGTTTCAGTGCCTGTATTTTCCCTTTAATTTTCTTATTATTATTTATAATATCTTTATTTGAATCTTTCCTTCTTTCCTTTAAACTCACTAACTGCGTTTCCATTGCATCTCGCATATTATTTTTTGCTTCGTCACTAATTTCGGGATTGTCCATGAAGTCTTTAGTTTTTAAATCATTATTAGTTTCAATTTCCGCTAAATCATCTTCTAATTCAGCGATATTAGATTCATTGTGATTTATAGTTAATTCTAATTGTTGCACATCATGTTGTAATAATTCAATCCCCTGTTGTAAAAGTTCCCCATGTCTATTAGGACTCATTTCAGTATAAGATTCCCCAGTAATTTCTTTATAATGACCATCTAATAACTCTAACTGCTTTTCATATCTAACTTTTCGGTTATTTAATTTTTTAACGGCAGCAGCAATAGTATTATGATGAACTTTTCCCTTTTCTTTTTTGTCCGCCCAATCCTCTAGTTCTAAATTAATATCTTCAATTTCTGCTTGATACCAAATAACCTGATTATAAAAATAACTACCGCCTAAGTCTTGTAAATTCTCTTGAAGAGCCCTTTCTACATTTTTTCTAATGGTTTGACGTTCTTCCATAAAAACCTTAGCCAATGTAAGCGGGTCACGCTTATTCATTAGATAGGCTTTTAGTAAAGACATTTAAATCACCACTTATTTTCACTACGCTTTTGCTTTTTAGGCAAATGAACAACATAGTCAATTTGATTTGATGCTGTTCTCTCATTATTATGAGTTTTCTTGTCAGGTAATTGTGCTGGTGCAAAATTCCTATTGACCGTTGTTTTCTTTTCTGCTAAACTTAGCAACTTCTCAGTTTCTTGTAATTCTCGACGAATCTTTGATACATCTTCTCTATTTGTCATAGTTTTACCTCCGGTATTCTTGCTTGATGAAGTAATCTTCTTACTTTCCCTAATAATTTCTTTTGTTCATTAGGCAACTCTCTTGCTTCTAAAACTAATTTCATGGCTCTATTTGCAATATCACCATATGGACCTCTTGCTTCTCTCATCAATTTAGCCCTTGCTTCTCTAATTGTTTCTCCAACATCAGAAGCAGCATCTCCTGTATCTTCTTCCCTTTTAGAACCTGATGCACTAAAAGATTCTTCTTTCTGTTGTTTCTTAGATTTCTTCTTTCTACCTGTCCTTACAGTAGTTTTAGGCCCAGTTTCAGACTCAGGTTCACCTTCCCAATCTTTTAATTTTCGCTGAGTGAATGGTTTAGTTTGTTTTTCACTTCTAACACCCTCACCAATTCTTTGTAAGGTTCTTGTAATATCACGCTGTTCATGTAATTTAGCAGGGTCTTCATCTAATACATCTAAAGTAGTTTGTATTGGTTTTCTTTTTAGAATTTCAAACCAAGTCATACTAATCACTCCGTTCTTCTATCAACATTCTGATTTCCGGCTTCTTTGGGTAATCCTGTGCTTCTCTTATCAGGGCCAACGCTCATAGAGGGCTTATTTCTAGTATCGCCTGAACCCCCTGCATCAACTGTTGGAGCATCTTTACCACCTTGCATCATTTGTTCTTGCATTTGTCCTAATTGACTAGCATCTACATTTGTTCCGGCATATGGGTCAGTTTCTACTTTACCATCTTTACCTTCTTTTTGCGGTGGTCCGGCTGGTGGTGCAGGTGGTTCTTTCTTGAATGTAAATTCACCATCTTCATTCATATCAACAACAAATCCTAAATTTTTAATTGAAGCAGCAATATTAACTTCGATTTCTCTCTTTCGCATTACTGCAATTTCATCTTCTTCTTCTGATGGTGGCAATACTAACTTCCAATCTGTAATTCCAAATTCTCCAACAAACCACGGGAATACATAATGATTGTAAACATTCTGAGCCATTTCAACTGCTCGATTAGTAACAAGAATTTGCATACCTTCATTATTTAATCCACCACTTGCTGAATTGTCTGCCATAAAGATTTTACTAACACCATAGAAAGCGGCAATTCTGTCTCTTAAATCTTCTTTAACTGCAACATAATCCATCTCTTTCAATGAATCCATAAACTTAATCCACTCAACAGAACCTTTTCCGTTTTCTGCTTCAATTCCCATAACAGGAATAAAGTGTGGGTCTTCTTCCATCTTTTCTTTAACTGCTCGCCAAAAGGTTCTCATTGATTCAATATTTCTAGTTTGAACTGCAAGTAACCCTTTAGGCATACGACTCTTAGTATAAGACTGATTAACATAATTCTCCATAGCAATAAGAGTTGTAATGTGATTAAATAATGTAACAACGGGGGATTGTCCATACATTCTAGATGGCGAATATTTACTAAAATGAAGCACTTCTCCTTTAATAAAATACTGTTCTTCACCATGAACCCTATTCACATAATGAACAGGATAAAGAGTTTCATTTGTTTCTGGATGACATTCATGCTCTATTTCTGTAATAAAATTCCTATCATTTAAAGCAGTAAATCCTTTTGTGCCACGTTCTCCAATTTCATCAGAATAAATTGTCATAGTAACAGGGTCGCCACGATAAATTTCTTTAATGCGATGCAATTTAATTTCACCGTTACCATCTAAATAATATTCTTTAACCAAGATAAGATAAGCATCATCAGTAATATTTAAATCATCTTCCATTTCTTTAAGAACATCAATTAACATCTGATTAGACTTATTAACATAACCATCAAACATGTTCTTTGCATATTTTAATTGGTCTAAAGATGGTTTCTTTAAATTAAGACTATCACATTCTGAACAAGCCTCAACTGGCTTTTCGTGTTCTTTTCCACAATCTTTACATTTATGGGAAAAGTTCTTTCTCCATTCATAACCACGTCTAAATACTTCATTTTTTAATTGGGTAATACAAGTTCTAGTAATCACAGAATTATATGCAATATTATACAATAATGGAGTGGTCATCATATAATTCGCTTCTCGTTCTTGTATTCCTAAATTGAATACTTTGCGGTCAGCAGGTTTAGGGGTTCTCCTTCTTAAGAAATTCCCAAGTCGCCATTTTCTTTTTTCACTCATTTATGAATCCTCCTTAATAGTTTGTGACCTTTCCATAATTCTTTAGTTATTTCTTCTGCTTCAATTTCTATCTTAAAATCTACAAGGTCATTAAGAGCAACCCAAAAGTTATACCAAAAAATAACAGTTAAAATAATCAAAGAACCTAATATTATCCATAACATAATAATCACTCAACCCTGCTTCTACAAACATCACACCAATCTTTAATTATATGGGTTCTTTCATTACATTTTTTATTAGTTATATTTAATTGAATCATCTCACATTGGGCAAGCATTACTCTCCCTCTTTAATGATACTCTCCAAATCATTCATAATATCCATCTTACAATTATCGTGTAATTTAGCGACAATTGTTGGGTCAATCCCATATTGTGCGAAATTGTAATTAACATGGTCTTTATGATTCTCCCACTTCATTAACTTAAAAATTTCTTCACAACGCCCTTTATACCATTCTTCCTTTTTGAAACCTTGTTTCATTTTAATTAACTCTAATAGTAAGTCAGCGTTCTTACCCTTCATTCTAAAATGTGGTCTACATTTTGTAAGCAATTCGTGACATTCTGCTTGAGAATAAAAATTTAACCTATTAACTGGACGAGTGCCTTGAGGAGATTTTTGGTCAAGATGTAATTTACCTATTCCCAATTCTTTTTGAATCTGAATCATAAATGCTTTACCTCTATCCCCTGTTGCTACTAAACCGACTCTAGGATTAAAACTTTTATCCATAGTAATATACCCATCAGAATCAATAAAGGATGCTGTATAAGCATACAGGTCTTTCTTAATTTCATCTGGTAATTTATAATTAGCACCATCAATATTTGTAATGCCTAT